CCTGCTGGGCCCGTCGCACCAGTTGCACCTTGCGGCCCTGCTGGGCCCGTCGCACCGGTCGCACCCTGCGAACCTGCTGGACCTGTCGCACCAGTCGCGCCCTGCGGTCCGGCTGGCCCAGTAGCACCGGTCGGACCGCCTGGATCGCCCTGCGGACCCGTCGCACCGGTCGCACCCTGCGGCCCTGCTGGACCCGTCGCACCAGTCGCACCCTGAGGACCGGCCGGTCCAGTCGCACCAGTCGCACCCTGCGGCCCGGCCGGCCCAGTAGCACCAGTCGCGCCCTGCGGTCCTGCTAGACCCGTTGCACCAGTCGCACCCTGTGGCCCTGCTGGGCCTGTCGCGCCGGTCGCGCCCTGCGGTCCTGCCGGTCCCGTTGCACCGGTCACACCCTGCGACCCCGCTGGGCCCGTCGCACCTGTCGCACCCTGCGGCCCTGCTGGGCCCGTCGCGCCGGTTGCGCCCGTAACACCAATCGTACCCTGCGGTCCCGTCGCGCCAGTCGCGCCCGTGGGACCGGCAATACCCTGTGGTCCGGTCGGTCCTGTCGGTCCGGTCGCTCCCGGGCCACCGGGTAGACCCGGCGTACCCGGTACTCCTGTCGCACCAGTAGCGCCCGGCGGGCCAGGCATACCGCGCGGACCGGTAGGTCCGGGCGCGCCGCGCGGCCCCCTAGGACCCGTTGTCATCGCTTACCCCCGGGCACCGCTTCCAGCCGATGCCGGCCAAACCGGAAATCTTCGTCGGCCAACGCCTCTAGATGTAGCTCAATTTGTCTTGCAGTGACTCTTATGGGCGTAATCGGCGGGCGGACCTCATACGGCCCGCGGTAAGTCACATTGTTATCTGTAGGCCCAAATTTCTGTACGAAAATGGCGCGCAAGCCAGGACTGGTTTCTTCGTCCGATATAAGCTCTCGCATCTCCAAGATCGACTCACCATCCCCTAATTCTATAGGACCAGACCGAACAAACCGCTTTTCTACTATGGGTTCTCCCGCCGCATCCCAGCCAGATTCGTGCTCAAATAAAGCATCTGCGCCGCCAGCAAGCGGCCTGGGGAATGCGCCAGCGTCAACCCATGCGCCTCTAGCCATAATACCACTACCATCTACAATATACCACGTTTGCTCGTTTTCATTGTATGCAATGCAGCGGTTTGGTTCCGTTGAATCCGCAGAAGGATAGAACCACAGAATTTCATTGAAAGCAGCTACTCTACCTGCATGAATCTTTACCTTTTGCTGTAAATTTACATCTTCAAATACATAATCCCTAATTTCGCACGGTAAAGCGTATACTCTTGCGCCGTCAAAAGCGTAGAAGTTGTCTGGACCCCACCAATAATGCGCGCGGTCGCCCTGGATCTGTGCGTTAGGAGCAATTAAGCCGGCTCGCCCAACATAATCAAACTTAAATATTAGCGTACCACCTATAAAGTCCATTCTAAAGACATCGGTCGTACTCCAAATCAGATTGGTATGCAACGTATTTCGGCCGTTAACAAGCACGCCGTCGGTCTGAAATCGCCAATCACCCGCAGCATTGTTTACGTCCGGCGTCCAAATCGTGTTATTTTCAAAATCGCTCCAAGCAATTGCCCGTTGATCTGAATCCAGACCAACCGCAACCAAATTGCGCTGCAGCGTAACGAACAAAGCGGATGCGCCCGGGGCGTTGGGTACCAACACAGCCGGCTGGTCGTCGTTCTTGTATTCGTAAATTTTGAGTTCGTGGGTAGTCGTGCCGACCACGTTGTCTCCCCACGTATCGAACACCCAAACAGTCGCCGGAGTTTCGCCCATATTAGCGCTTACCCCATACGGCCCAATCCCATACGGCCCGTAACCATATCCAGTACCATAGAATGCGTCTAGAAAGCCAGCCTGATAACCCGCAGGAGTTATATCCAACAGCGTATCTTCGTTCCATCGATACAGCTTTGTTGGCGTCCCCAACACTGCCTGCCGAGAGACCGTTTTCGTACGATGTGTTATCAGCCCCCGAATAGGTCCATTCGGGACAGAAATAACACGTTTCCAGCCTCCAAACGGCCTTATGGTTCCTTGGAAAAACCTGATAAGCTGTGAATCAGCCCAACGGCCTCGGGATTGATAAATTGTCCCGTGCCGCTTAACTCCCGGCGGAATATCGAGCCCGATCCACATTTAATTTACCAGCCTTCTGCTTTCCTGTCTTGCACCACAATATCAGTATGAAACTGTTCACCAAATCGCGGCGTGACCACCCAAAACGCTACTTGGGCTGGCTCCGCGCTCAAGTTGTTAAGATAGGAATATTCGTCGTATCCGCGCAAGGCGCCACCAACTATTAAGCCTTGATTAGGGTAAAAAAGACTTTGGTGCCAATGTCCCATAACAGTCACATCATAAGCTTGCCCAACCGATGCCTGGCGTTTCATTTTCCTATGCACACCAAGTAATAGGGGCGACAACATCCCGGCTATCCCAGAACCGCCCCTAAACTGGTCACCATGCGTCAGAACATATTTTCTGTCATATATGGTAACGAAAGCATCAGCCGAATTTGGAAAATCGAACGTTATACCAGACTTATCGCGAAATTCCCTGGCCAAAAGCTTATATAGCAGCCAGTCAAGATTGTCTTGCGCCCTGAACTTTGCTCTAGGTCGTTTCGTCAAGCGGCTATGGTTACCAACTACGCCCACAACATGCAACTTTAAAAACTCTTGCCTAAGCAAATCGCACCCAGACGTTAGGCACTCTAGCAAACTTAAGATTGAATCTGGCAGCCGGCTCTCGTTTGTTTCGGACAGCTCGTCATGAATGAACCCCGATAACATATCGCCACCAAACAGCACGACACAGCCATCGAATTTCACTTGCAAATAGTCGCGCGCAACAACAATAGCTCTACTAAACGCACGATGAATTCTTTGTGCCGCTATTTCTCTATTATATGCATTTACCCAGCCAATTTGGTCAGGCGATATAACTTCATCCCAGTGTACATCAGTTATAAACAAAACAGCAACGCCATTGAATGGCGAAGCTGATTTAGGAATAACCCACTTCGGCGCCCTTAACTTGGCAGATTCTAGTGTCTCAAATAACGAAATGCGTTTACGAAGACGGTCATTTTCCTCTAACAGTTCTTGGTTTTTGAGGCGTAGCGCTCGGGCCAGCCTTGAAGCTTCTTCACGTACTGCAAACTCGTCTGCCCCAGCCTTCTCGCTCATACACTTTGGCTAAAGTGAAAATCTTTGGCGGATATTGCGTATTCTCGCGCCATGCAGCCAACGTTCGCCCAGAATTAAAAGGCTGTACTTCTAACCAAGCATCTGGATCGGCACCATTCAAATACGCCATGCGCCTGTCTTTCGTGATCCAACCTCGCCCGCCATTATACGCTCGGAATGCAAACGCCCAATGATCGCATTCTGCCAGTTTCGGCCTTACCATCGGCTTAATAGCAGCTAACTGGTCTCGCATATACAAATCTCTACACCGAAACGCCCAGGTTGCAGAAAACGGATTAGCCGGCCGACACACAGCATACGACTTAGCCATCAGTTCGGCAGTCAGCGGCATAAACTGAGCCAGCCCTAACGCACCGGCCGCACTTCTCGCCTTGTTTTTCCAGTTACTTTCCTGGTGGATCTGCGCGGCCAAATCCGCAATAGGCGCCCCAGGCCCAAATACTCTGAACGCGGACCTCGCCAGTTCATCGCGATACATCCAAGCTTCGGGCGGGATCGTCAGCTGGCCAAATGCGCCTAAAGCAACCGCTATACTAACCGCAGCTATTATCATGCGCCTAAAGCCACTGCTATACTAAACGCAGCGATTAATATAGCTTGGGAAACGGCAGCGGTCGGTCGTTGCGCAGCAGGCAATTCACTTAAATTGCAGCCTAACGCATAGCGGCTAATTCCCCATCCTAGTACTCCGCCAGACAGTGCCTTAAAAGCTGCACCGACCCAGCTAGCAAACCAGGTATCCCATCGCAAAAACGCGATTGTAATCGCCTGGAACACCAATACGCCAAACGCTACAATTAGCCACTTATTTTTTGTGCTCATGACTTTCTCCGAGTCTTAACGGCCATTCTTCCCCTCAACATTGCCACTTCCTCCCTTGTTCTGTGCAATTCTTTCGTTATCGTATCAACCTTGCCCGATAATTCTGCAACGTCTTGCTTCCATTCTTCTCTTAGTGACGCAACTTCCCTTCTTACGTGTTTTTGCGTTCCATTTAATGCCACCTTTACGGCGCCCCAAGCAGCACCAGTAAAGGCAATCAACATAGGTATCATTAACTTCACAAGTTCAAGTGGTTCTATCATGAATACCTCTTGATGTCTGTTATAAACCACCTGGCCTGTGAAGGGCTCCACGTCAAACGAATGAAAAACCGCTTGTTCGGCCCGGCACCAAAACTTCCGCCCCATCCATCATATGGAGTCGCATTAATGAATGAAAAGTCGCCGCCCGAATAGAGTACATTACAAAAAATTTCCAACACTAAATCATAACTTTTGGCAGTTTCCGGCACTGAAATAACAAACGACGCTACTGCACTAAGTTCAACCGTAATGTGGCCGGCAACCGCACTTAGGCCTACTTGGCCGCCGGGATGGCTACCGGCATTCAGAAAATTCCGAACCGACGCTACAGGCAGGTATTTTCCTAGGTTCTCCCTGGAAATTTTTCGTCTGGCGTTGCTTGCGGTCTGCAAATAAAAGACGTCAGTATCATCTATAGTAGATGCAGCGGTCAGCCCACCGATATTAATGCCCGACGCATCAAAACCGGCACTGGCGCCTAACACAACAGCAGTTGTTGGCGATTGCTTGGCCAGGACGCCAGTCGAAGAGCCTTCCGCCCCTTTCAACGCTGTTGGCGGCAATTGTGGCCCTTGGCCGGCTACTCCCGTATGGTCGTGTCCGGTTGTAGCGCCTACCAGCCCATCTAAAACGTCGAGATTAGAATTAAGCTTTGTGCCCCAGGTATTGAAGGAAACTCCTACCTCTGGCTTAATCAAACGCAGATTGGGGGTTTCGCTATCGGCCATATTATATCAACTCCGGCCCGCCTGCGGCCCAACCTCTAGACCGCATTTCGGGTATGCGTTTAAAAATTTTGTCGTACATCAACCCAACAGCCTGCAAAGAATATCGCCGGATTGCTCGCTCCCTCAATGCTCTACGATACGAAGAATCGGCGGTCTGGACAACGTCCAATCCAGCGAGCCAATCGCCAAGCACATTGCATCGCAGCTCATCAGGAACAGTTTCTGAAAACGCCCCGTAAGTGCTAGTAAGCACCGGTGTACCGGTCAACATCGCCTCTACCGCTACCCCGCCGAACGGCTCCAGCATAACCGATGGCACTAACACACACATGCTTTTGTTAATCAACTCGGCCCGCTCGATCCCTTTTACCGGCGGATGGTATACGATATTCGGTTCCGTCATCCACGGAGAGGGGTCTCCCTGACCGCATACTACAAACATGAGATCACGCCGCGCACGCGCTAGGTTCCATACTATATTGAGACCTTTCACCCAGGTTATTCTTCCCATGTAAAGCACATAGTCGCCACGATACTCATAATCTCTGGCCGGCCACTCTTCAACGTCGTAGTAATTGGGAACGACCCATTCACTCGGCCAAGCATGCCGATGTTCGACCCCTAAATGCCAGTGAAACCACGCATACGATTCATATATGCGCCAACCTGTTATGCAGGTCGGATACCCTATCCCGGTTTCAACGGCATGGTTGGCCATAACACGAACCGGTACGCCGGCCTGATGACCGTGTCCAAACGGCAGACAAAGAATGTCGTCGGTCGTCCATTTAATAGAACGCAAAATATCAAGCAGCCGCGCATTAAACTCGCGATATAAAGGCGAACTAACGTCGGCTACATCCCCGACAAACCCTTTCGGTGGACCCTCTAAAGGATCATAGCCCAAGAAATCGCGCTGCTCGGCCGGCGTCATAATTTCTACGTGAGCCGACCAGCCCGAAGAATCGGGCTCGCCTACGCCGTAATGAATACACTCATACCCTAATGGCGCTAACATCGGTGCCCAGCGCCTTACTTTCCCGGTGTAAGCGCAATGAGAACATTCATTTCTAGTACGGGTATGCGGAAGCCCAAGCATATGCAATCGCATTATGTGCCGTCTCCGATAATTAGCGAGCTACCAGCACCCATGTCAGTAAGTTGGATAGTGCCGCTACGACCAGCATAACGGCCCTGCGGAATAATCGAGGGCACGGAATTACCAACTACCAAGAACTGAACCGCCAATAATGCCGTCATTTTTGTCTCTAATGTTGTCACTCTCGCTTCTAATGCATTGAACGTAGCTTGTGAAATGCCCGGGCCCGTAGCGCCCGTCGCACCCTGTATGCCTTGTAACCCCTGTGGCCCGGCCGGTCCTGTAGCACCCGTCGCGCCTCGTGGACCTTCCGGCCCGGTCGCACCAGTTGCACCTTGCGGCCCGGCTGGACCTGTAGCACCGGTCGCACCAACAGCACCCGGTATACCGCTCGGACCAGTTGCACCTGTAGCGCCCATCGGTCCAAACGGCCCCTGTGGTCCAGTCGCACCAGTCGCGCCCACGGTACCAGCCGGACCAGTTGCACCTGTAGCGCCGGTAGCGCCCGTAGCACCGCCCGGCGTACCAGCCGGTCCTGTCGCACCCGTAGCGCCTTGCGGGCCGGCTGGGCCAGTCGGTCCGGTTGCGCCTTGCGCGCCAGCCGAACCAGCTGGACCAGTCGCGCCGGTCGGTCCAGCTATCCCCTGCGGGCCCGTTGGCCCGGTTGCGCCCTGCGCACCGGTCGGCCCGGCCGGGCCGGTCGCGCCGGTCGCGCCCGTTGCGCCGGTTGCACCGCCAGCTGGGCCCGTAGCTCCTTGTGGCCCGGTCGCACCAGTCGCACCGACAGCACCGGGCTGGCCTGGCTGACCAGGCGGCCCAACAGGACCAGTCGCACCGGTCGCACCAGTCGCGCCCGGTGCCATAGCCGCCTCGCCCGGAATAAGCCTAGTGTATTCAGTCGGCATTCAGAACACCCGCTCAAATGACATAGTTAAGGGGCCGGGGACTAAATACTGCCTTGTCTGTCTATTTACCTCTTGCACCCTATCACTGAACAACGCTTTCCATAGCGGGACCCTAGGATCATTCTTCAGGTATGCCTCTGCTTGCGCCAATGTCCCATACAGATACAACGACGGATAATCTAGAAGCAAATCGTTTGTCGCATCGTCGGTGGCGTTATACAGCTTCGGTACTTTAACGAATGACACAATTTCTATGGTTTTCCCTGCCGGCGACCGATCAAATCTTATTGCGCGGCCCTCAATAGTATAACGTTCCGGTACTCCGACTAACCGACCAGCATTTTCAGCAATCCACATATTCAGCTGTTGCGGCGCCAAATAAGTAGGCTGAACGAAACTGTCTTTGAACCTTAGCGAAACAAGTTGCAAAAAGTCAGCAGGTAGTACCTCAATTTCTTCATCGACCGTACCAACAATAGTATCGCGTACAACAAACTTATAATACCGAACCACCGAATCAAATTGTTCTTCTGCTAGCTGTATAAGAACAGGCACTGGCACATCATCGCGGTTCAAAAAATCTTGCACCGCGACAATCAATGTGCCCCTGTTAACGATCGGTTCGGTCATCAGACAGCGTTCTTCTTTACCGTTTCAGTTAGATCCTTCCACGGCCGCGCTTTAAATACCGGGTTCTCATTAAGCCAGTTTGTACACGCCACAGCAAATGCTTCCCTGTCTAAATTGCCGTGTTCATCGGTGTACTTCTCTCGCAACTTCAAAAAATGAATTATCGGAATAGAACCGACATAATGAAAATCTCCCTTCCAAGGCGCCCTTTCGTCAAACGAATTGTAACGCGACTTAAGTGCTTCCACCAACAACTCTACGTCTTGCGTACTTTCAATCACGTACTCTCCGTCTCCCATATCATGCCAGACATGGGTAACGCCTTCTTTATTCTTTCTTAAAAGCTTAGATCCCATAGAATTGGTGGGAGGAGCTAAGCCCCTCCCACCCCTCCGTTAGTTACGAAGTCTGCAAATCAGCTATTAGGCCCAACGCCTTTTCGTTATCGACTTGTAGGCCATACTCTACTACCGTCAAAATTTCTGCAGCCGTATCACCGAACGGCCCGAGACTCTTCTTTTCGTATGGCCGCAAATACGCTATACGTACTGCGTCAGTATCGATAACCCAAGCATCACGCGGACGCTGCAAGAGATTCACGACAAACGAAACCTTGCCGAAATCACTCACATAAACGTCTGCCGCACCAATAATAGTTGCCATTTGCTCGCCAGGCACTTCCTTCCGAATCTGCGCTATGCCAGGAAACGCCGAAAATTGTATCTTCTGGAACGATCCTAGCATTACCATATCAGGCTTGCCACCAGATTCACGGCACTTGCGCAAGACATCCTTTAGCAGCGCTTCCGAAGAAGCGCGCTGTGTTCCGTCTGTACGTGTATTGGAGCCATCACCAGCCGGGTTAGCACCACCCGTCCCCATATTCACGTTGGTCTTTACCCACGCCGGCAAAGCAGCGGTCTTTCTGGGGCTAGTTAGGCTCTTGGCCTGATTACTCAGCAAAATGGCTTCGACATCACGCTTCAACTCTAGCAGAGCCTTGGCGTACTGATATCCGGCTTCCGAGGCACGTCCCGCCAAGTCCATGGCACCCATTGTACCAGAAATGCGAAACGCTTTGTCAGAAATCTGGCAAACGTTCGACAGCCGTACCGTCGGAGTAATGGCCGTCGGCGAAAATTCGTTGCCTTCCGGCCGAGCGTTCGCAGTATCTGGCGGAGCCAGATCATCAGTCTGCCAGTCAAAAACAATATTACTAACCGAGCGCCGTCCAATATTAGAAGTGAAAATAGTCTCTTCCGGCGCTATTCGGTATACTTTGTCTATCAGGTCTTCCCTAGCGCCCTTTACGGTACCGCTAGTATAGACATTAGTTAGTGTTGCCATCTAATACTCCTCCTTATTTTCTTAAGAATTCCTCGGCAAATACTTCGGCCGCATCCCGCAACTTCCCGGTTTTCATGAACCGTTCCGCTGCCTGACTCGGCTTGCTTGCAGGAGCTTGCTTGGCGCCGGGCGCCAATGGCGCCGGCTTTTTAGGCTGCGGTGACGGCCGCTGCTGCGCCGACTGCTGGACGCTCTGCTGGGCAGGTGTTGACGACACGGCACCCAGTTTTGCTGCGCCCTTAGTCTTGCTCTGGCGATACAACAATGCATCGCGCAGAATCAAAACTTCGTTCGCTGTAAGCCTCGACACCCACTGGTCGTCAAATCCGCGCTGTTTCGCGAATTCCACCAGCATCGATGCTTCGCGCTGCCTAACCGCTGGATCTTTCCAATGCGGTAGCGCTTCAAGCAAACGTTTCATTTCTTCGGCTTGCTGCTGCTGGAGCCTCAGCTGCAGCTCTTGCTGCTGAAGCATCAGCAACCGTTGCCGCTCAGCCTCTAACGCGGCGCGTTCTGCCTGCACCTGTTGCCACGCATCACGCTCCAATAAATACTGTTCCGGCGGAAGCTCTTTCTTCAGTTTCTCCCAATCGGGTTCTTTTATTTGCCGAAGCTGCTCGGCAAATGCATCGATTAACTGTGCATACGTTGCGCGCTCAGCTTCGACTTGCTTCCGTTCCTCCGCAAGTTGCATCGTTTTCAGCGTATAATCTCGCTGCCTAAGCCAGCCGCGCTTAGCTTCCTTCAGAGTAACCGGTTCTTCCGTGCCATCGTCGTTCTCGATGGTGAAAACCACGGCGTCCTCAGGAAGTTGGACGGGCTTTTGCTCCGCAGGCTTTTCCTCCTTCCCTTCCTCTTCGGATTCCGCACTCTCTTCTATTAACTCCTCCGTCCCTTCCGCTGTATCCTGGGACGAAGTGTCTTCGCTAGGCTCAGCTTCCGGCGTACCTTCGTTAGGTGCCGAAGGTTCCGGTTGCTGGGCTTCTGGCTGTTGTTCCTCTTCTAGGCCAAGAATTGAGGCACCAAGAACAGAATAGTCGGTCTCGCCGAGGCCAGGATCGACAATAATAGACGGCTTAGCGCTGCCAATAGTTGGCAGCGTAGGCGCACGTCCGGTCGATGTCCCTGCTTTGTCGGTCATTGTTTAGTCTCCGCTAATTGGCGCTCAATCATTTTGGCATCCGCCATAAACGATTCAAGCGCTTTAACAAATGCGTTTATACGTTGCCACTCATGCCAACAAGCCTCACGCTCATCGACAGAAGTGGCGCGTGCCCAGCGCTCAAAAGTCGCGAGCCGCATCTTGGCTAGCGCGGCATCGAGCACCGGGTCCTGCAACCAACGTTCCGCAGCTAACCCCCTTCTATGTATAGACCAAATATCGGTCTTGTCAAGCAGTGCCTTTATTTTGTCCCAGATTCCACCGGTAATTTTCATTGCATCTGCGGCCCGGGTAATTGCGGCTGCTCGGGCTGAGAGGATTGCTTGCCTAACAACGCCTTGTATTGCTCGATAGTGGCTTGTGTTCGCTGACGCATCAATTCTATCTCGCGCTGCACACGCGCCTCCTCGATCTGCTGCTGATATTTAAGCTCAAGTTCGAGAATTTTGAGCTGCATATCAGCTTCTAGTTTCATGCGCTCGGTTTCTATATCCAGAATCGTTTTAAGATTCTGCTGCGCGATTTTGGCTCGCGCCTCTTCAATCGCGGCCTGAGCTAGCATCATGTCCGGGTTCGGCTGCTGATTGCCGGCCGGCTTCCAGTCAGGTGGTACCTCTCCGAAAAACTCGCCCGGATTGGTCCAGCCAGACAATTCGAGTATTTTGGCTAATGTAGCCCGATAGTTCTGAAAATTCGTCAGCGGCCCGGGGCCAATGGTCTGCAGAATCTTTTCCTGCCTGGCCGCTATTTCCATTAGCTGCGCGATTCGTTCTTCCTGAGAACCGACACCTAACGGCACATTTATCTTCACATCAAACGCTACTTCCCACGTCTTTGGGTCTACTTCTACCCATTTACCGCGCAACCGCACAGTGCGCGGAATATCCTGATGGCGCATCAATAGCCGCTGCAACCCCATTATCAACGCCTTAATGCCAGTCTCGGCCAGCGTCCTGGCAATCATTTCTATCCGCTGCTGAGCAGCCGACAGCTGGGCAGTTATCGCTGCTTTCGTCGTGGACTGCAAAACGTCTGCGTTTAGCCCCAAAGAAGTCTTGGTCTGGCCGGACCTACGCTCAATAATCTGGTCTAGATAATCAATCATCGCTAACCCAGCCTGACCAGCAAAAGGAACCGCTATCTCGCGAATCGCCATGTTCGGGTCACCGTCAACCCTAATAATTTTGGCTAGCGCCGGGTTGGTAACATCCTGGAATTCAACAACGTTTTCGTTGATGGCGAGCATCGGGTCTATAGATGCCCGCAAAGACTCCATCGTCGCCCGTAAAACGTGAGTCTTAATTTGGGATATGTCACGCAGCAAAGAATGAAAACCGCTGCCGAATATCTTATGCGGTTCGGGATCCGCACAAAATATGGCAAACGGCACTTCAGGAACGGGCTCGATATGAACAACATCAAAGTTCGTACCGATAGTACAAACTTTGAATAATTCTGCTGGGGTATCGTCCGATCGACTTACTCGAATATAGTGCTCACAATAGAGCGTTCGCTGCATCTCGTCACTGGCAGGAGTTTGCTCGCCATAGGTATGCTTATACCTTGTCAAGTACTCCAAATTAGAACCCAGCAACGTAGCACCATCGAACCGACCAAACTGGTCTATTTCCTCGGCCGAATACCCCATAGCCAATAGATCAGACCTAGTCACTTCCCTGGCGTGTGTAACTATGCGCGCATCTTGGAGTGACCTGGCGTTCGCGCTAACGTAAAACTCTTCACCGGGCACACAATCATACCTGGCACGCGATATTTTACGTTCGCGAACAATCTTAACCGTATATACCGGCACTTGCATCGACCACGGCGACTGACCGTCGCTTGGTTGCGGTACTTGACCATCCATCAATTGTGCCGGTACCTCCGCTACCCCACTTTCTTCGTAGGCCGCTTCAACAACATCTTCTGCGCTAGCTAACGCAATCGCTTGTTCCTGGGTCTGACCTTCGTAAACCTCAGTCACGCGCTCGGTCTTGTCTTCCCACCACCACTTAACGACAGCATATTCCTGGGCCAGCGCTTCTTTGAACGCAGTATAAAGCGTCAAATAACCAGGATTATCGTCCATCAACACTAAATTCAGATAATCCGACCGCTGGCGCGCAGCCTCCTCATCTTCTGGTCCGCGCGGTACAAGCTCCACCATACGCTCGCCGCCCATAAAAATGCGACACAGCGAAGGCAGAACAGCAAGCACAGTATCCCGAAGATCTGTAGATACGATGCTAGAGCGGTTCGGTAGCTCGTCACCATAAGGCTCGCCTCGGTACCTTCTTAGCGCCTCAGCCCTAATCGGCGCGATATAAGTATCCATGAAGTCGCGCGCCTGAGCGAACTCCAAGCGCACAACATCCTGGATTTTCTCTTTCAGTTCGTCCGAAACCTTTTCCTCGAGGTCCGCTGCGGCAGCCTCAAGAAGCCTTTTGTATGCCATTATTTCTTCATCATTGAAACCAGACCGAGCGCCACACAATTACATATGGCCTCTATCTGCCGCCTAGACCATACGGCAGACATACCAACCTCGTCCAGCCACGAATGTGTTACTTCGTGCCAAAATATATACCACTGCTTCTCGATCGGCAAATTGTCTAGAATCTCTATTTTGTCGTCCTGCCAACTATAAGCGCCCAACGCATCCCGTAACCGCTCCTCCTGAAAATCGGATACCGTCTGCACGTCGATTATACCGTTGATGCCGCGCACCTTCGTAGGCAAACGCGGGCCAATAGAAAGCTTCATACTATGGGCACCCTTACCTGAATGGGTAATCGTTTGAACCCCTTGCGCCGACCATACAACGCGGTCGTAGCTCTATTAGCAAACGTCAGCACAAAAGCATCTGCCGCGTCTAATCTGGGCGTCATATGCTTGAGTCTACGCCGAATGCTGTCCTTGCTCTCGACCATCAACTTACCGGTACTATGATAATCAATCTTAGGAATTGTCAATCCCTTTATAAGCTCGTTATCGGGCGGAATCTTTACGTCCAACGCTGCAAACCACGCCCTCGCACGCCACCATAATTCGGCCTTCAAATTATAATACGCAGGATCGTCGCTCCTGTGTTCGCTGACATTGATCGATACAGCCGGCAATCCTAGCTCCTTGAGCCGACTAACCACGCCCGCTCCTAGCCCTATCCCGTCCACGCATATCTCGGCCGGCCGCCGGTCCTCGCGCAAAGCTTCGTATTCCGCCATCACTCGACCAACTAACTGCATCTCCTCTAGCCCAGAATACCGCTTCACCGGCTCCAATAACGTGTTGCCTTGCCGTATAGCTAGAGCACTCTCGTTTTTCCCTAGACCCGCAACATCCAGCCCCCAAATTATCGGCTGGTTAACTGTAACCGCTACATCTCGATTAATCGCAGCCTGCACTAAATGCAACGGAATAATCGTATCCTCGTCCGAAGTCGGCGGTAAACCTAAAATGTGTACCCGGTAGACATTCGACTCTTCGCCGTATATCGCGGCTATCTCGTCGCGGAATTCCTGGCTGGTGCTAGGCACCTCCGTCGACGGCACCCGCCTTACTCGCCAGACTGTGTGCGCGTTGGTCGTAATCGCATGATAAAAATAGCCGCTAGCATATAACGGGTTACCTGCTATCACCATAAACCGGTTCGATCCGGCCATAGAACCCTGAGCAGCCTCGTACACCGTGTCCGGCACGCCCGAACCCTCGTCGACTATCAATAACACAAACGGCGCGTGAATACCCTGCATAGCGTCAGGTACGTCCGCCCTGGCCGTACGCACCGACAAAAACGCGCTAGCCGGATCGGCCGCTAAAGTTATCCTGTCGCTCACTATATCAAGCAACGACCGCAACGCCGGCGGTAACCGCTCAGCCCACATCCGCGTCTCTGCAAATAGCCCGTCCTCTAACGTCGCTTTGCTGGGCGCCGTCTGTATTACCTTGCAAGGATACCGAGTCAACAAAAACCATAAACTAGACCACGCCAACAACGCAGTCTTGCCTACACCACGCCCAGCAGGAATCGCTATCCGGCGAGTCTTATCCCTGCTTAACCAGCCCGCAACCTCAGCCTGCCACGGATAAGGCGTAACACCCCACACATCGCGCACAAAACCCGGCAAATCATTCTGGTAGCGAGCCAGCCACTCCTTGACCGTCTCCGTTGTTATCATCCGCCGCCTCTAGTTCCGCAACTACCTCCACCGCCTCATCAACCGCCCCCTGGATAGATCCGGCATGAAACTCCTTCAACGCCGTTAAATGCACCTGCTGAAAATTCATAGTCACCTGCGCCCGCTTACCATACATCGCAGGATCCTCAGCCTCCGCTAACCACTTCCGTACATCTACCCTCAATTTCGCAACATTCACATCGCCCGGCGTCGCCGTGTCCGCTATCTCAACCGCTTCCTCTACCCTGGCCTCAGCCCGCAACCGCTTGGCAACCAATAACTGTTGCGCAAACTCAGGATCCGATTCCACAAACTTGTGAAACGCGTACCGCGACACAGCATACTGCCGACAAATGTCGCCAATACTCTTCCCGGCCGCTACCTCCTCTAATATCCGCCGCCGCAAACCGGCCGACTCACGTAACTCCTCCAAAAACGCCGCTGTTACGTCCGATATGCCGTTCTGCTCTCGGTCACCTATCATACGCCCGCAAAATGAAAGCGTTCTGCAAAAACCAACCCATATGATACCCCGCCGCCATATACGTCAATAATCGCGCCGTAGTCGGCATGTCAACCTCCCAGCCGCGGGCCGCAAACTTCATGATCCAGTACGACTTAGGCTGACAATTGATATGCCCTATACCGCCCTGCCCAGGCAAAGCGGCCGAAAATATAATCCCACTACGAGCCGACCCGACACAATACCGCACTAATGCGTCCGCCCGGTCCGCCGATATGTGCTCGCCTACCTCCAAACATATAACCCAATCATATTGACGCCTAGGCCTAGCAATAACCGCATTTTCATACCAACACCACTCTATACCCTCAATCCTAGGATCGTTGTCTATACCATATGCCTCGATCCCCTCACGCCGTAACGCCCTAACATACGTGCCCGGCCCACATCCCACATCTAATACGTCCCGAGCCCCCTCAACCCGCATCCAAACCGCTAATCGCTCGGCTTGGCCGGCCTCTTCCAGCTCTATTAACCCCCAATCGCATGCTTCTTCCATTTTGCCCCCTGTAAATAGCCCCAAAATATATACCACCAAAATTTTCGCAATCAGCAACCCCGCACAAAACGACCCCCCGGGGGGGGGCGGCTGGCTCTGGCGGGCGTTGACGGCAGGGGCTGGCACGGCAGGCGACAGCGCGGCTGGCACGGCGGGCGACAGCGCGGTCGGCGTTGACGGCCGAGGCTGGCGCGGCTGGCACGGCTGGCGACAGCGCGGGCGGCGTTGACGGCGCGGGCGGCGTTGACGGCGCGGGCGGCGGTGGGCTGCGGTACCTGGTCACCCCCCCGCAAATGCACGTGCCGGCGGGGGATCCTTCCCCGCGGGGGGGTCGACGCGTGCGCTGCGTGCGTCATGCCACGCCTAACGCCTAACGCCTAACGTCTCGCCTAACGCCTAACGCGGCCTAACGCCTAACGTTTTGCCTGATGCCTAACGTTTCGCCTAAACGCCTAACGTGGCCTAACGCCTATGCCTAACGTTTCGCCTAAACGACTAGCGCTACGGCTAGACGCGCCAGCGCATTGCCAGCGCATCGCCAGCGCATCGCCAGCGCATTGCCAGCGCATTTGGTGCGCTATGGTGCGCTATGGTGCGCTATGGTGCGCTATGGTGCGCCATTGGCTGGCGCCGTCGGCGATGTTGGCGCCGCCTAACGCTACATGGCTCTGTATCGGCGCCATCGGTGCTATTGGCTCCGTATCGGCGCCGCCTAACGTCGGCGC